GTCTTAGACTTAGAAGCAGAAGACGGAAATATTAAGTATGGAGTTCTTGACTCTTCTTTGTGGCATAAGCGTGGTGATACTGGCCCTAGTCTTGCTGAACAGATGATTAGTCGAGGATGTAGATGGCGTCCATCAGATCGTTCTAAAGGTTCACGTGTAGCAGGTAAGAACGAAATACATAGACGTTTACAAGTAGACGAGTTTACAGAAAACCCCAGACTAGTATTCTTTAACACTTGTACTAATATGGTAGCACAGTTACCTGCTATACCACTGGATAAAAAGAATCCAGAAGATATTGACACACACTCAGAAGACCACTTGTATGATGCTTTACGTTATGGTATAATGTCAAGACCAAGGTTTAGTATATTTGATTATGATCCACATGCAACACGATCAATGGGTATGAGAGTAGCAGACTCAACATTTGGTTATTAAGGAAAAATAAATGGCAGAAGATAACGAAGTATTTATTGAGGATGATGCTGTAATTCTTGAGGATACAGACGACTCAACACAAGAAGATGCAGATACATCTAAAATTATTCCGTTTATTATGGAACGCTATCATCGTGCAGAAGACTATCGTCGTCAAGATGAAGAACGTTGGCTGCGATCTTATCGTAACTATCGTGGTATATATGGGCCAGAAGTACAATTTACTGAAGCTGAAAAGTCTCGTGTTTTTATTAAAGTTACTAAAACAAAAACACTAGCTGCTTATGGGCAAATTGTAGATGTATTGTTTGCTAAAAATAATTTTCCTTTAACGGTTGACCCAACAGAATTACCAGATGGAGTAGTTGAAAATGTCACGTTTGATCCTGCAGTTCCTAAAGAGTTACAAGAAGATAGAAAAACTGATCCAGTATCACCTTATGGTTTTAAGGGCGATGGTAGAGAGATTCCTGCAGGAGCTACAGCAAAAACGTTAGAAGAGTTACTTAACCCTGAACTACGTGAAAAGCTAGAACCTATTGATGGTGTTAAAGAAGGTGCGGGTGCTACACCTACATCTGTCACATTTAGCCCTGCCATGATTGCAGCTAAAAAGATGCAGAAGAAAATTCAAGACCAGCTTGATGAATCATCTGCATCTAAACATCTACGTAGTACAGCATTTGAAATGGCACTGTTTGGTACTGGTGTGATGAAAGGTCCATTTGCTGTAGACAAAGAATACCCTAATTGGAATGATGAAACAGGCGAGTATGAGCCTACGTTTAAAACTATTCCACAAGTATCTCATGTATCTGTATGGAACTTTTACCCAGACCCAGATGCCAACAATATGGATGAAGCGCAGTATGTAGTTGAACGTCATAAGCTATCTCGTTCACAAATGCGTAGCTTAAAGAAACGTCCCTACTTCCGTAGTCAAGTTATTGATGAAGCAATTGCTATGGGAGAAAACTACGATAAAGAATATTGGGAAGATGATCTAGCAGATTACGCACCAGAGCATGGCATTGAACGTTTTGAAGTCTTAGAGTATTGGGGCATGGTAGACGTAGAGATGTTACTTGATCAAGGCGTAGACATTCCTCGTGAGCTACAAGACGTAGATGAATTACAAGCAAACGTTTGGATTTGTAACAACAAATTATTGCGTATGGTACTTAATCCATTCAAACCTGCTCGTATTCCTTACATGGCAGCACCATATGAACTAAATCCATATTCATTCTTTGGCGTAGGTATTGCCGAAAACATGGACGATACTCAAACATTGATGAATGGTTTCATGCGAATGGCTGTTGACAATGCTGTATTATCTGGTAACCTTTTGATTGAGGTAGATGAAACTAACCTAGTCCCAGGCCAAGACCTATCGGTATACCCAGGCAAAGTATTTCGTAGGCAAGGTGGTGCACCAGGACAAGCTATTTTTGGTACTAAGTTCCCCAATGTTGCAGGTGAAAACTTACAGCTATTTGATAAGGCACGAGTGCTTGCAGATGAATCTACTGGCTTTCCTTCCTTTGCACATGGACAGACAGGTGTTATGGGTGTAGGTCGTACGGCTAGTGGCATTAGTATGCTAATGGGTGCTGCGAGTGGTACTATTAAAAATGTTATTAAAAACGTAGATGATTATCTGCTTCGCCCACTAGGTGAGGGTTTGTTCCGCTTTAATATGCAATTTGACTTTGATCCTGAAATTAAAGGTGACCTAGAAGTTAAAGCACGTGGAACAGAATCACTTATGGCTAACGAAGTACGTAGCCAAAGACTTATGCAATTCTTGCAAGTATCATCTAACCCTGCACTTGCACCATTTGCTAAGTTTCAATATATTATTCGTGAGATTGCAAAGTCTCTTGATCTTGACCCCGAACAAGTTACCAACAATATGAATGAAGCTGCAATTCAAGCTGAATTGATGAAACAGTTTCAGCAAGAACAGCAAGCACAACAAGGTGGTCCAGCAGGTGCAAACCCAATGGATACATCAGGAGCAGGTGGTGGAACTATTGGTGTAGGACAAGCACCGACACCACAAGAACAAGGATTTAGTGGTAATGCAGGACAAGGAGCACCTCAGCAAGCTCAAGGGGCTGGTCAGCAACCAAGCCCAATGGTCTAAGTTTGAAGAATACTTAGACTTTATTATAACACAACAACACCGTACTATGGAACAAACTAGTGAGCCTGTTGCGGTATATAGAGCACAAGGTGCTATCTATCAGTTGCGTAGACTAAAACTATTACGTGACGAAGTATTAAAATCTCAGTAAGGAAATTACTATGGAAGAACAAATGGAACTTTTTGAAGACGGTGGTCTAAAAGATGAAGGTGGCATGGTAGACAAAGAATCAGGAAACGATGTTCCTAACGGCAGCACTAAAAAAGAAGTGCGTGACGATATTCCTGCTATGTTAAGTGAGGGTGAGTTTGTTCTACCTGCTGATGTTGTACGTTATCATGGACTAGAAAAGATTATGCAGCTTCGTGACGAGGCTAAGTTTGGCCTAAAGAAAATGGAAGCTATGGGTCAGATGGGTAACTCCGATGAAGCTACGCTAGATGATGATGTTCCATTTGGTCCTGCAGATTTACTTATTGTTGCAGGTGGACCAGAAGATAAACCTCGTGAAATGGCACAAGGTGGTATGATACATGCGCAAGCAGGTACATTTGTTCAACCCGCAACAGGTATTATGGGTTATCAACCTTCTATATACCAAGGGCAACAAGCATCTACAACATATGCACCTCCACCTAGTTCTGTAGCACCCCCTACTCCTACACCTTCTCCTGCAGGTGGTTATGTTCCTAAATTTGTAACTGAAGGTGCTAAACTATTTGATGATGGCAGTCTTGCGCCCAAACCTGTAGCAACACCTAGTACATCTGATACATCTGCAGTAAGCACTGCATCTACGGAAGATAAGTTTGTACCTGAAGTACAAGATAAGTACACTACACTTAAATATATTAATAAAGAAACTGGTCAGATACGTGACTTTTATTTTTACAACGGTAATCCAGTAACACCTATTCCAGATGGGTTTATTCCTTATGATGAGTCTGTAGATGAGGTAGTTGATGACCTTGAGTCAACAACAGTAGAAAGTACAAGAGTTATTGATCCTGGTGGAGTTGGTAGCCCTGAAGATTTAGATAGACCTGAAGCAATAGACTACTCAACTTTGAGTGCAGAAGAACTTCAGGATGCTCTTGCGCAAAATTCAGTGGCTCAAACAGTAGTTACAGGTCTACTTGGAGTAAATCCTCTAATTGGTGGGATTGCTATATGGGCTACAAAAAATCAAAGAACTAGAATAGAAAAAGCTATGAAGGATAAAGGTATAAAACCTGAAAAAACTGAGAAAAAAGGTATCATAGAGACACTAAAGAATGTACTTGGTCTAGATGAAGAAGAAGACAAAGATAAAAATAAAGGTAAAACAACAAAGCAAGATAGAAGCTCTTCTCCACGACCAATGCTAAGACCAGATACAGATAAGGGTTCTAATGATAATGAACCTAATTGGGCCTCAGCAACTGACGCATCTTCTGCTGCACAGGTAGCTGCTGCTAATGTGTCTGAGGGTGTTGATAGAGATCAAGCTGCTGAATCTGCTGCTGCAGGTGTAAATGCAGGTGTTTCTGCAGCCAGTGCTGCTGAGGCTGCTGCTGCAGGTGCAACATCTATTGGATCGGGAGTAGCTTCTACAATAGAAGATACTGGCAGAGAAAGTCAAGGAATAGCAGGATCTAGCTCAGGACCAATGAACAAAGGTGGTCTGATGACTAACAAAAAGAAGAAAAATAAACCAAACACCTCTCGTGGAATAGCAGCACGTAAATAAAAAAATCTGCTATATTAGACTGGCCTACCCATCCCCCTACCAACAGGCTACGGTGGCCCCAGTAAGGAAACTAAAATGTCAGAGAACATGGAAGTAATGGCTTCAGAAGTTGAAGCACCAAAAAAAGTAGCATTTGCTAATCGTAAGTATTCAAATGCAGAACGTATTCAGCGAGAAGAAGAAGAACTAGAAAAACTTATTGCTGAACAAAAAGGTGAAGCTGAACAGGTAGAACAAGAACCACAAGAAGCTGAACCTGCTAATGCTGAGGAAAAAAGTTTTAAGAAACGTTACGGTGACCTACGTAGACACCAACAACAAAAAGAAAAAGAATACGAAGATCGTATCAAAGCTCTTGAAACACAATTAACTCAAGCAACTAATAGTGAGATTAAACTACCAAAGTCTGATGAAGACATTGAAGCTTGGGCAACTAAGTATCCAGATGTAGCTGCTATCGTTGAAACTATTGCAATTAAAAAAGCAAAAGAACAAGCGCAAGGTCTTGAAGATCGTGTTCGTGAAATCGACGAAATGAAAGCAAACGCAGCACGTGAGAAAGCAGAAGTAGAACTACTAAAGCTGCATCCAGATTTTGGTACTATTCGTGACAGTGATGACTTTCATGAGTGGGCAGAAGAACAACCTAAGTGGGTTCAAGATGCTCTTTATGAAAATGATGCAGATGCACGTTCTGCTGCACGAGCAATTGATTTGTATAAAGCAGACCGTAATATTACACCTAAAAAGTCTGCTACATCAAAAGATGCTGCACGTTCTGTGGGAGCACGGAATGAACGCAGTAAGCCAAGCTCAGACGCAATGAGTGGGGCTATCCGAGAATCCGATGTCCAAAAGATGTCGGCTACCGAGTACGAAAAGAATGCTGACGATATTATGGAAGCTATTCGTACAGGTAACTTTATTTACGATTTATCTGGTTCAGCCCGATAAAAAGTATTGACATATAAGTTATTTATGATATAACTATATATGTATAGTTTAACTGCTACACCTCAATATATGACTACTGTAGCAGTTTCACATTTTTTAGCAAACAATATGACTTTACGGATTACCTAATACGTATGGCCCATGTAACACATTTTGTGACTGATCATTACATTTTGTGATCTATATGCACCCATAGACGATTAGCCTCTATACTAAGTAATAAAGTTTTGCATCTGTATTCTAATGCTAAAGGAGTTTTATCATGGCATTCGGAAGCGCATCAGGCTACACAAACTTACCAAACGGTAATTTCTCGCCTGTAATTTATTCCAAACAGGTGCAACTTGCATTCCGCAAAGCATCTGTCACTGACGCTATCACTAATAATGACTATTTCGGTGAAATCGCTAACATGGGCGACACTGTTAAAATCATTAAAGAACCTGAGATTTCAGTATCTGCATATCTACGTGGTACAACAATCGCACCACAAGATTTGACAGATAACGATTTCTCTCTAGTCGTAGACCAAGCAAACTATTTTGCCTTCAAGGTTGACGACATTGAAGAAGCACACTCACATGTCAATTTCCAAAGCTTGGCATCTGATCGTGCGGCTTATCGTCTAGCTGACCAGTATGACCAAGAAGTTCTTGGTTACCTATCTGGTTATGACCAGTCTGCTCTACATGCAAATGCCGATACAGTTAACACAACTGTTAATGGTACTAAAGCAAACTCAGCAGCAGGTTCAGACGAACTTCTAGCAGCTAACAAGTTGGATATGTCAGACTTTGGCAACATCACAACTACACCTTCTGCAGGTACAACTGGTGACTCAATTCCAGTTGCTGCTCGTCTACCAGGTGCTACAGCATTGCCAACAGCATATGCTTCACCTGCAATGATCCTATCACGTATGGCACGTGTCATGGATGGTCAAAGCGTACCTACAACAGGTCGTTGGATTGTTATTTCACCTGAGATGATGGAAATCCTACGTGACGAAGATTCACGTCTTCTAAACGCAGACTACGGTGGGTCTGGCCTACAGAACGGTTTGGTTCTTAATAACTTCCACGGTTTCCGTGTACACGTTTCTAACAACCTACCATCAGTCGGTACTGGTCCTGCAACTACAGGTACAACTGCACAGGATGATAACTACGGTGTAATCGTAGCAGGTCATGACTCAGCGGTTGCAACTGCAGAGCAGATCAACAAGACTGAAACATACCGTGATCCAGATTCATTCGCTGACATCGTTCGTGGTATGCACCTATACGGTCGCAAAATCTTGCGTCCAGAAGCTCTTGTAACAGCACGTTACAACCTAGCTTAATAATAACTAACTAAGGGGGCTGCTTTGGTGGCCCTCTTACGCATATCTAAAAGAAAGATATTCTATGGCAACTACATACGTTACACTAGTAAATGATGTGCTAAGACGTTTAAACGAAGTCACACTTGATACTGCAGGTGATGGCTTTGATACTGTACGTAACGTTCAAGCTCTTGCCAAGGATGCAGTAAACAATAGTATTCGTCTTATTTTACAGGACGGTCAAGAATGGCCTTTTTTAAAAACAACATATACTCAAACACTGACAGCAGGAACAGGTACATATTCTTTTCCTTCTAACATGGGTTCAGTAGATTGGGATACGTTCTTTCTAAAAAAGACTAGTGGACTAAGTGTTAGCCCTAAACATTTAAAAGTAATTAACTACAACGACTATGTACAGAACTACAGAGTTGGTGATGAAGAAGGAGATCAAGTAAGCGGTATTGGTGCTCCTGTTGTTGTATATCAGACACAAGAAAATAAATTTGGGATTACCCCTTTACCTAACGCTGCATATGAAGTAGAATATGTGTACTTCACATACCCCAGTGATCTAAGCCTTTATAATGATACTACAATAATTCCTGATAGGTTTAAGCATGTAATCATTGATGGTGCAGTTATGTATATTATGAGATTCCGTAGTAATGAACAGAGTGCAGCTATTCACCAACAAAACTTCCAAAGTGGTATTAAGGCAATGCGTAGATTACTATTAGATGATAATCTATATGTACGGTCTACAGTAATTGAACGTGCAAGTGTTTCTAGTTTTAACAGTGCGGTATAATGGCAGACAATCTAGCATCCTTCAAAGTATTCTGCCAAGGCGGTCTAAACACTAGTCGTGATGTGCTGTCACAAGGTGAGACTCAACCAGGATCAGCAGTTGCTCTTATTAATTATGAACCTTCTGTTACTGGTGGTTACAGAAAGATCAACGGATTTAGTAACGACTACGGTACAGTTACAGGCACAGGTAACGTCTTAGGTGTTTGTGTAGCTAATGGTGTCAACGATGGTATTCTAGCTTGTCGTACACCTTCTAGTGGCTCTAATTACTTACATTATTGGGATACAGCTACAGAGGCTTGGGTTGCAGTAACTACCTCTGGTTCACCTACAATGTCAGGTGTAACAAAGGTACGCTTCACTAAGTACAACTGGGGTAGTTCAAAGGTAATGCTTACTGATGGCATTAACCCTGCAGCTACATACGATGGTACAACTTATACACAGATCACACACGCAGATGC